AGACCGACATTGCAGCCCAATTCAACGCGGCTCGCGCCACCAATCAAACCGCCGCGCTCAACCAGTACTTGAACTACGAGCCGACCACAATGACCCCTGACAAAATGCTGTTGATCGAAAGTGCCAACTACTCAGCGCTTGAAGCCGCCCGCCTCGGCAACGTACCGCCATACCTTGTCGGCGTGTCTACCGGGTCGTATTCGTATCAGTCAGCACAGCAGGCCCGCGCTGATCTCTACATTTTTGGTGTCAAGCTGTACGCCGAAGCGATCGCCGCAACCCTGTCAATGGACAACGTGCTACCCCGCGGCACATACGTTGAATTTGACGCCGACGAATACCTTGAAGAGGAATACGCAGCCGACAAAATGGATGAACCATCAGAAGTCAACATTGAAGAAAACACGCAAGAGAGGATCGCAAACCGATGATCAAATTCCATGCCACCGACATCAGCATCATCGCTGGTAAGGGTGCAGGCCGACGCGAAATCAGCGGCGTCGCCGTACCGTACAACGTCAAAGCAACCGTCGCATCCGGGCAAGACGTCATCATCAAGCCAGGCGCACTACCTGTCGAGGGTAAGGCACCGCGCCTGTTCATGTACCACGACAGCACAATGCCCGTCGGTGTCGTAACCGAGCGCGTCGACAGCCCCGAAGGGATGCTGTTCACCGCCAAAATCTCGGCATCAAGCCAGGGTCAGGACGCCATGATCATGCTGTCCGAAGGCGTCATTGACCAGGTATCCATCGGGGTGACCCCGACCGATTTCAGCTACGACGACGACGGCACCATGATCGTCAAAGCCGCCGACTGGGTAGAGCTGTCGCTCGTACCCGTCGGAGCATTCGGCGACGCAGCTGCTATTACCGAAGTCGCGGCAAGTATCCACCAACCAACAGAAGAAATCGGCAATACTGAACAAGAGACCCCACAAGAGGAGACACCAGCAATGGAAAACGCACCAGTCGTCGAGGCCGCCGCAGTCGAGGCCGCGATCCCAACCGCACCAATCCCGGCACAGCCCAAGCGCAAGTACGACCTGCCAACCGCAGGCGAATACCTCGCCGCAATGCACATCGGTGGCGAAACGTTCCGCAACGTCGCAGCAGCCGCCCGCGACTTCGCACTCTCGCGCCAGTCGGCACTTCAGGCAGCCGCAGGTGACACCCTCACCACCGACACGCCTGGTTTGCTCCCAGTCCCAGTTCTCGGCCCTGTGTTTCAGGATCTGAACTACATCCGCCCAGTCGTCGCAGCAATCGGCGCCCGCGCCATGCCAGACGGTGGCAACCAAAAGACGTTCATCCGCCCAACGTGGACGACGCACCCGTCGGTCGCAACCCAGTCAACCGAATTGACGGGCGCATCGGCCACCACCCCGGTCATCGCATCCAACGTCATCAGCAAGACCACCCTCGCAGGTCAGGTCACGCTGTCGGTGCAGGACGTCGACTTCACCAGCCCGGCCGCAATGGAAATCATCCTCCGCGACCTCGCAGGCCAGTACCTGCTCGCATCCGACAACATCGCCGCAGACGCGATCACCTCGGGCGCATCAGCATCTGGATCGACCTGGACGTACAACACCACCGACCCGTCAACGCTCAGCGCCGCAATCTACGACGCAGCCGTCGACATTCTCACCGCAAGCAACTTCCTGCCTGACCACATCTTCGTGGCCCCTGGCGTGTGGAAGCTCCTCGGTCAGCAGCTCGACGCAGACAAGCGCCCGGTGTTCCCATACGCAGGCGCCGCAGGTCTCATGGGCGTCAACGCAATGGGCAGCGCAAACGTCACGCAGCTCAACACGTTCAACCCATTTGGCCTCAACCTCGTCGCAGACCGCAACTTCGCGGCCAACACCATGGTCGTTGCCAAGGGCTCCGCAATCGAGTTCTACGAGCAGGTACGCGGCCTCATGTCGGTCGAGGTGCCAAGCACCCTCGGACGCACGTTCTCGTACTACGGGTACGTCGCAACGTTCATCGCCGACAGCGACCTCGTCAAGTCCATCACCGTCAGCCCGTGATCTGAAAGGTAGGCCCACAAAATGGCCACCTACACGGTCACACACAAATACCTACTGGACGATTACGCCGTCCTACAACTCCTCACCCCCTCCGAGGTAGTTGTAGGCGGCGCAATCACCGTCACAGGCGTCGACGCCACGTTCAACGGCTCCTACACCGTTTACGCGCTCCCGCAATACCTGTACCTCGGCATCGACACCGAAGGCGACCTGATGTACGACTACCAGGTACCGATCCAAAATCAGGTGCTGTACGCGAAAACCGCCAGCAACGTCGATCGCGTCGCATCCACCGGGTCGCTCGCATACACGCCCGTCTGCACTTGGATCACCGCAACGAACATTGAGGATTGGCTGGGTATCGGCACGGCGACCGCAGGAGACGCAGCGTTTTTGACGCAATGCGCCGCAGCCGCCAACCAGTTCTGTTACCGACGTCGACAGGAAGCCGGATACATTGACAGCGTCAGCACCAGCCCATCAAGCGACGTCACCCTGGGAACGATTATGTACGGTGGCGCTCTGTACCGTCAGCGCGGCTCAATGGATCAGTTTGCGTCATTTGACGGCATGGCAACCGCCCCGGTCGTCGGCTTATCGGGCATGGTAAAGCAGCTGTTGGGGATTGACCGCCCACAGGTGGCCTAATGCCCGTACCCGCATACACCGACCTGTTCAACGAGGCCATCGACGACCTGACTGCAACCCTGCAAACCATCACAGGGCTACAAGTTGTCAACGATCCCCGGAACATTGTCCCGCCATGCGCGTTCATTGACGCGCCGTCGTGGGAGAGCTGGAACTACAACATCGTCAAACTTACATTCCCAGTCAAGGTGCTGACGCTCGGCCCAGCCAACTTGGATGCTCAGCGATCCCTGCTCAACATTTGCGCCATGTTGCTGGCCAAAAACGTGGCTGTCACCGGGGGCCGACCAACCGTCATTGACATCGGCGGGTCGATCCTGCCCGCCTACGATCTCACCGTCACGATGCAAGCACAGACAAGCTAGGAGCAATCATGTACGTCATTGTTAGCCCGCGCCTTGGTACACCAGGCGACAAGTTTGAGCCGGTAGAAGGCACCAACATTGACGCCCTGTTGTCGGCTGGCCTCATATCCACCGACAAACCAAAAAAGTCGTCTAAAGTCAAAGCAGAACCTGAACAGGAGTAACACACATGGCCACCTCGGTTTATCTCTCATCGCCCGGACTGGAAATCAACAACGTCGATCTCACGGATCAATGCACGGCCGCCAGCATCACCTACACCGTCGAGGCGTTGGAAAACACCGCGTTTGGCTCCACGGCTCGCACCTACACCGCAGGTCTCGCCAACAACAGCATCACCGTGACGCTGTACCAGTCGTACGCAGCAACCGAAACCGAAGCGTCAATCTACGCACTCGTAGGTACGACCACGACCATTGAGTTGTCGCCAACGGTTGCAGGTTTGACCACGCCGTCGGCAACGTCACCGAAGTACACGCTGACCGGCGCATACCTGGAAAGCCACACCCCGATCAACGCATCGCTCGGTGAGCTGTCAACGATCGACCTCACCTTCACGGGTGGCACACTCACAAAGGCCACCAGCTAGTCATGTTCTCGCCAGCCCAATCGGGCGGCGCTGAAAACGAACCAAGCAAGCCCGCGCTGGCGGAGCCTTGCCCGACGAAAGGTAACTAATGCGCGTCAAACTCAAAGTCGACCTAAAAGACGGGCGCGAACCCCGCACAATGATCACCAACATGCTTGCCATCGTTGAGTGGGAAAAGACAGAGAACCGCCGATCCGCAGACGGCAAAGGCATCGGCTTTGTTGACATGTGCTGTTGGGCATACATCTTGTGCAAGCTTGCTGGCGACAAAGTGCCCGGCACTTGGCGCGAATGGGTCGCTGAACATCCCGACATGGAAATCACGCCGATCGAAGAAACCACCGACGAAACCCCTACCATCGCGGCACCTGGCGACGCTCCCTCGCTGAGGTCTTAGTTATGACGGGCTACTGGCCGCCGCAAGTGGAGTTTGACATTCGAGACATGACCACCGTGTTTCATGTGCTTGAGTTGCAACAGCAACAGGCAAAGCGGGGCCGCTAATGGCAACCGTTGAGGTGATTGGCGTCAAGCAAATGTTGCAAGACCTCAGGCAGATTGACCCTGAGGCCCGCAAACAATTTGCCAAGGACGCCAAACAGATCGCCAGCCCAATCGTGCTCGAGGCACAAAGCCGTTACCCGGCACAAGCGTTGTCAGGTATGCGGTATCGCTGGACGCAGAATGGGCGTCAGCTGTTGCCTTGGGATCAGCGTAAAGCTCGACGCGGCGTACAGGTCAAAGTGGATGCTGGACGCAAAAAAAACGGCGTCGTAACGATCATTCAGAAAGACCCAGCAGCGTCGATCTATGACATTGCGGGCCGTGGCAACTCAAATCGCCTGGGTGATGCGCTGACCGCGTTCGCCGGCAACCCCTCGCGCGTCATGTGGCCATCAGCCGAAGCGCACATTACCGACGTACAGGACGAAATGACCAAAGCGCTTGAACAGGTCGCCGCCGAGATAAATCGTAGAATTGCAACCATATGAGCATTCGCATACCCATCATCAGCGAGTTTGACGACAAAGGTATTGCGCGCGCCAAGAAATTC